TTGTAGATTGCTTTCTGAAGTTTCCTCTACAGATTCTTCAGCAGTTTCTTCCTGAGCCGCAGGTTCTTCTGCTTTAGGCTCTTCTTTTACCTCTGTTTGCTCTTCGGAGGTATCTTCTACCTCTGTTTCTTTTGCTAAATCATCAGCAGCCTCTTTTAACGCTTCGTTTGGTTGTTCTTCTTCTTGTGAAGTTTCCACAGGTTGAGCCTCACCATTTTCGTCAACGACTTTGACTTCTGATAAATCGAATTCTTCTTCCATAATTGTTTGTGTTTTGTTTTAATTTATTTATTGCTGTTGAGGCATTCCTCCAGGTACTGGTGCTTCTTCTGGTTGCTCCTGCATACCCGCCATAAAAGCCTCTTTTGTTGGTAAATTGTCCATTAAACTTCTTTCGCTTGAACCTTGTTCTCTCATACCCGCTAACTCTAATTCAAACTGATATTTCTCTTTTTGCAGTTGAGACTGTAGTTCCGCTTTTAGTTTCTCCATCTGCATTTTAGCCTGCATTTCCATTTGCAAAGTTTGTTGCTTAGACTGTTCAGCAGATTGAGCAGATTGCATTTGAATCTGTCCGTTTTTCTCTTGCTGCTCCATTGCTTGCTGTTGAGCCTCTTCTCGCTTCTTTTTAATACGATATGCTAAAACTTGTTGAGCCTGTTTTAAATTTGTTATTTGCTCAATAAACACCGCATCTTCAAAGTCAACTTGACCTTGTGCAACACTTGCCTGTAATATCTGCATAAGTCTGGCTTTTTGTTCTTCTGTAGGCCTATCCTCTATCTTTACACCAAACTCATGTTTAGAGACAGTTTCGGTCATTTTGAAAAACTCCATTGTGTTTTTACCTAAAGATCTTATATAACCTTCTATAGGTCTTTTCTTTACTGAATCTTGCAGCCTAACTATAACCGCTGAGGCAAGTCTTTCTAACAATCTTCTTTCTCCTTGTTCTATATGTGCCAATGCATTATTAGTTGCTTGGGCAGCCAATTTAGCAGTAGTTGTCAATGATCTTGCGTCTGGAGTAGATCCATCTGTAAACTCATTTAAACCTGTTATCTGCCTAATCATTTCAATATTATTTTGAATGACCTGGTAGTAAGTCATAGCGTCTCGACCTAGTCCGTTTTCTAATTCTTCAATAGGCTTATAATTGGTTGGTTTACCTCCTATATCGTTTTTTCTATATACAAGGGTACCTGTCTTATTGAATAAATCGATAACATCCATAGGCTTCATTTGCTGACCTCCTGCTCCTAGTGGGATATCCTCTAAGGCACCAAGTTCAATCATAATACCTTTTGGACGTGCTTGGTTTATTGTGTTTTGTAGCCTATACCATGATATTTGTATTTGATCAGCAATTGGAATTAATTGTTCCATTATGCCTAATGGCTTCATGTTATGAAAATCTGGAGCAAACAAATGGTAAGATAAATCTGTATCCATTAAATTTGATTTAACTCTCTTCATATCAGAACATAAACCGTAATCAAAACAATACTCAGAATCAACTATCCAAGATATTTTATATACTGTTTTAAAGGATGATCTGATAAATTTCTTTTTTTTCTTGTTATAACTATTATAACCTGCTCTACCAAACCTCTTGTTACCTCTTCTATCTGTTCTAGACTCATGAACCATTTGGTCTACTGAGAAAAATTCTATATCTAAAACTAATATTTTTCTGTCATCATAATGCTTGTAATGTTTCTTGTTACTTGGAAACATTTTAGTGTCTCCTTGTCTACCAGAAAACCTGTCTGCAATATCTTGATATTCTTTTTCGTTAAATTGATTTCCCGCTCTTTGCTTTAAATCTGAAATAGACATCTCAGTAATTTCTCCAACATGTATTTTATCAGTAAAATCTCTTTTATTACAATGTGATACTAATAACTTGCCTGGATTTATTACTCTTATTTTAACTGCTCCGTTACTATCTATATATTCTTTGTAACCCGCTACACCAAAATCAAACAAACACTCATTTATTTGCTTACGCTTTTCTTCCATATCATTTGTATGAAAGATGAGGTCAATTCCTTGCTCCATTTCAATTGACGCATTATGCTTATATGTGTAGGCCATATGCATATCTAACTCCTCATCATTGCGAGGCTCCTTAGGTTTGGCCTTTAAAGCACTAAAGTTTTCCATGCCAGGCATGGTTTTAGCAGCCATGTTTCTCAAATCCATTTTAGCCTTTGTATTTTTATAATACATTTCTATATCAGACTGAGCCAATGAATCTATTGGTGTGGCTGTAATATTATATTCTGTTTTACTAAGTTTTCCTAATGCAATTCGTCTAAATTTTGGAACTATTGGTAAAACAGTCCAGTCTATAGCAAACCAACTTTCGTTATCCGCTTCATCAACATTTAACAATGATTTATATTTGTTAATAGATTGATTTCCTTGTGCGTAGTCTTTTACCTTAGCATATGTACCTCTATTATTATGAAATGATTGGGTTCCATGTTGTGTATAATCTGACCACGCTGCTTTAGCGTATGACAAACACCAATCCTTACCCTTTTGAGAAGGGTCAATATTATGGTTTGGATAGTTTGCTTTTTCTGTGTGTTTTATCATCCTACCTTAAACTTTTTAAACATATTTTTTGCTTCTACTAAATTTCCTTTTGTCAGGTAATTTTTTAAAAGTATATTTTTATCTGCTATAAGTGTATATCCTGCTGCCATTGCCGCATCAAATTTTGTTGTTTTACTTATATCAAATTCTAACCAGTCTTTTAACAGTTCTGGAAAGCAAACCTTATCTACATTTGTTTCTATATAGTCTTCAGTTACTTCTGCAATTTGCTGATGTGTCTTCACAGATCCACTCATCCCAGGTTTAGCACTACCAGGTAAATACATTAAGAAGGCAGAATAACCCCGATCTTCAAAATAATTTTTTATACCTATTTTGTTATCTTCAAAAAGAAGATCACATGAATAATAGTGACAGCACTTTAAAACATCTTCGTAAAATTGTCTTGCGGTACTTGGTCGGTAAATATATTCAACTATGAATGAACTGTCATAAAAATTTGATACTGAGTTGTGTTTCTTGTATACATAGAACGCTCCGTTAGACCTTCTTTGGTCTACAGTACTGTCATGATCATATGGGTCACACCCCATTGTAAACTCACCTTTTTTTGTTGGATAATAATTTTTACCCCTTTTTATAACATTATTAGCATCCTTAAAATCATCAAACAAATATGATACCTTAAATCTTCCGTTTGACATTGGCTTAAATTCTACATGACCTGTTTCTCTGTCACCTACCCATTCAAAATTACCCTGTGTATATAAATTTTCATTCCAGGATACACGATCTATTTGATCGTTTAATTTCATTGCGTTAAATAAAGATCTCTCTCCATCTATTCTAAAAGCCTCTTCAATAGTGAACGGATTCCTCCTAATAATACTAGACATAGCACGATCATCATTGACAAGATTTGCACGTTCAGCCAGATAATACTCCTTAGCACGTTGCTCATCTGCATGACCATACTTGTCAAAGTATAAGGTTTTGTATGCGGGAGTAAAGAATCGAAATAATCCACTGGGAGTTCTACCATGTACATTTCTATCCTCCTGATTACTAGAGTTCCATAACCTTTTAAACTGCTCACCACCTGATTCCATTTCCTCAACAGTGGTTGTGTAAAGTAGTTTTCCAATGTACGAGCCATCCAGTTCCGAACAGAAACGTACAACATTGTGCCTTTCCCAGACATCCACTTCCATAGTTTTTCCAACCTCGTCACCAAGGTATCTGTGTAATTTTGTTCCATCATATGCATATTTATCTGAACTCTTCCAATCTATTTGTGATTCAAGTTCTGGTTTTCCTAAGTCCTCAAGCGACTTTCGCCCACGCTTAGTTGTTCTATAAAATCTTAATTCTGAAGTTGGGGTGACCCCTTTTGACTGATCGTAAACAGGTCTAAAAAAATCTGGTAGTTTTTTAAAAGGCCCCACAATTGACTTAGCAAAAACATTGTTTTTAGCATCACTTGCAGTTTTAGACTGTATACCACCATTTTTGTTTTTTGACCTTGATATTAAATCAAACATAAAAACACCCGCTCTTACTGTTTTTCCCTGTCTACGTTTTGTCAATTCTATCATGCCTAAACACTCAGGGTTATCTATACATGATTGTAAAAAATAAAAATATTCTTGATCAACTTTTCTAAAATTTGGATAGCCTATGTCTATTTTCCACCAATTTAAAAACAAATAATGCATACCAGTAAGGTATTCTGCTGTTCCATTATTCATGAACCATACACCATTTAACCTTCTATCCCATTCTTGTGATCTAAAATTTTCTAACTCTACATCAAAGTAATCTTTATCCTCTGCTTGCCTGGCTAATTCTTCTTTTCTTTTATAATCATAATTTTCAGGTAACTCAGTTCTAATCCAAACTTGATCTGCTTTTTTAGAAGAACTAGTTATTATAGGCCTTTTTTCTATTTCCTTACTTATTATATTATAAACCTTACCTTTTGGCGGCAACGTAAATTCTACTCCTTGAATATTTACTGTCATAAATTTGCGATAAATTCTGGTGTAAGTCTTTTATCTGCCTTTATTGTCTTCAACAACTCCTGATCTTCTCCGTACAGTTTCATGTAGTATGAATCTAATCTATCGTTTATAGTGTTTAAGTCATCCATAATTTTTGACTTAATTTGCAACGCTTGTAATATATCTTTATCACGATCTCCTTCAACAGGGCTTAATAGTTTTTTTTGATATTCAAAAAATGTTTGTTCATTTGAAACAATCATAGACCATATTCTATTATTTTGTTTTCTTAAGAACTCATCTACCATTTCAACTACTTTAGATGACTGGAAAAAAAACATATCATGTAAAATCTCATTATCTTTTACAAGATTATATCCAGATAAAACAGCGGCTTGTTCCTTTCTTATTTTAAGATCTGGAAACTGTTCTTTCATTGGTGTATTTTGATCATACATATAAAGAACATATGTAATCATTTGATCATCAGCAGATTGAAAACTACTAAACATTTTCATTTTAGGATACTTTTTCTTTAATGATCCTTTCACCTTAAATGGATTAAATATCATTTTATTAAAGTCCTCTTTATTGAAGATCTCGGTTAAAGACATATTGTTGGTTTTTGGTAAAAATATAACTAATCAATCATGTAGTTGTCAAAATTCTTATTCGACTTTTATGACAGTAGATTGGGTATTAAATTATTAGGCCTCATATAGCAACATCTTTTATATTTACCCTTTAATTTATTGTTATGGCACTATATCAAGGTAAGAGCGTGACGCTCAATAAGGTAATGAAGTCAGAACGAGCAGCAAAGAAAAGTAAGGTGTATGTGAAGAAGCCTAACGGAAAAGTTACTGTCGTTCACTTTGGGGATCCTAACATGAAAATTAAAAAAAATATCCCTAGTAGAAGAAAATCTTTTAGGGCTAGACATAAATGTGATAATCCAGGCCCAAGATGGAAAGCAAGATATTGGGCATGTAAAACTTGGTAACCCCATGATGACAATGCAAGACTTAAAATTATACCTTATTAACGCAGGGACGTTTACTATCTCTATGACACAAATCGATACAGTACTTAAAATATCACTTTTGGTAATCTCAATTGGATACACCGCACAGCGTTGGTATTATTTAAGACAAGAAAATAAAGATAAAGACAATGGATAAAATTGAAAAACTTAGATTAAAAGTTGAATATTACAAAAAAGCAGGAAAGCATCAACAAGCATATAATCTTGAAAAAAAGATAAAGCAATTGATGGCTAAGGCTGAATACAAAGAAAAAAGAGGTAAAACTGGTATTGGCAAAATAATCAAAAAAGTTAAAGACAAAGTTGTCGATACTGCTGAGAAGGTAAAAGATGAACTTCCTGAAGTAACAGTTAAGATTAAGAAGAAGAATAAAAAGAAATAATAATGGCAGGTAGAGATTACAAAGCGGAATATAAAAAGTTTCAGTCTTCTCCTGCTATGATAAAATATAGAGCACTTCTAAATAAGTACAACCGTAAGAGAGGCACATATGGAAATGGTGATGGTTTAGATGCATCTCATAGAGACGGTAGAATAGTTGGACTTGAAGACGAATCCGTTAATAGAGGTAGAAAAGAAAAAAGTAGACTAAAAAAAATTAAAAAAGCATAACTATGGCATATTCAAAAATCAAAAAAATGTGTAAGTGTGGAAAGCCTTACAGTAAGTGTAAAAAGTGTAATAAGTAAGTTATGGCACTAGAAACACCAGATGGTACAAAAACACCTAAACAAATTAGGAAGAAAAAACGACTAGACAAACGTAATGCTACTGCTAAAAAACGTGCGGAAAGATTAAAAATTAAAAATGATCCTGAAAAGCCATCTAGCACATACAATACATCTACATTAGATCCTAACTCAAGTGTAAACTACAATGCCATGAATGAGGCAATGTTTAAATAAATACTATGGAAGACGAAGAAATCATTGACCCAAGGCAACAGGCCATAAATGCAAAAAAAGAAAAACTCAAGGCTCTTTTACAAAAAAGAAAAAAGGCTACTGCAAATAGAGAAACTGCTTTATCAGAAAGAGAAAAGGTTGCTCTAGAAAGAAAGGAACTTTTAAAAAAGAAAAGGGCTGAAAGAGAGCAAGAAATAGCAAACTTCAAGGCTAAAAGAAATGCTGAAATTCAAGCAAAAAAAGACGAAAGACTTGCTGAAATTCAAAAAAAGAAAGATTTTGATGCAGAAGGTAAACAACTTGCTTCTGATTTTGATAAAGAAGAAGCGATTAGAAGAGCGGCAGCGATTCAGAAAAAAGCCGAAGATGATAATTATGACTGGAATTATATAGGTGGTGATGAAAATACCGCTAACAAAAGACAGAGAACCGAAATTATTGAAGGTGAAAAAGAAGTAGAAAGAATAATTAAGGGGACTAAAGAAATCAATACATTTAAACCAACTGGTAATACAGATGAAGATGTATATAACGCAGACCCTAGTTTAAAAAAGAAGTACCCAACCTTAGAAAAGTTTAGGATTGCTGCACAAAAATATCGTGATGATCAAGTTAAAACTGTAGAGACAGAGCAAAAAGTCATTGAAAAAGTTCCTACTAGAGAAGAAAAGGTTATTACTCAAACTAGAGAGGATTGGATTAAGAAACAACATTGGGCTGAAGGGTTACCTAAAGGTTTAGTTTCTTCACTAGCACTTAGTATGAGAAAAAGAGGTAATGACATGACTCCTAAAGAATTATATGACATATTCAAATCACAAACATCTGAAAAAGAATCTGCTGCATGGGCTAGAAAAAATGGATTTGGTTATCTATTAGGTGGTAGAGGTGGTAGAGGATCATCTACAACAAGTGGTAAAACAAACTTTAATTAATGGCTACAGATTTAAAACAACAAGTAGAAGAATTAGAAGTCTTAAAATCTATGACTTCTGATTTTGGAGAGCAAATGGAAATTGCTGACAAGATTCATAATTTGAACATGAAAATTAATGGAGTTAAGCCAACAGATTCGTATATTGAGTGTGTTGGATGTGGCTCATAAATAATTAACTATGGGTAAAATGCTAAAAAGAGCAGATGGTAGTTATTCTCCAAGAGGTTTGTGGGATAATATTAGAGCCGCAAGAAAAAAAGGAGGTAAGAAAAATAAGCCTTCTAAAGAAATGATCAAACAAATTAAAAAAATCAAAAAAGAAGAATAATATGTCAGCAGGAGAGAATCAACCATTTATACTTAGTGATCAGAATGCAGTAGATGTACTTGCGATAAGAAAGGTTGAACTCTTACTTGATGTATTAGCAGCATTAGATAATGCTAACTCACCAGATCTTTATGGTGTTAAGATGTCTGTTGTAGACAAAATTGAAAGAGCAATACAAAGTCTATAACTTATTATCCCAATGAATTTGAAGCAACTTTATCGCAGGGTGGTATGGAGTATCTATCTTCATTTGTAAGATATATTCTGCCAGTAATTTTTTTGGTAGGTTAACTGCCTTTAAGTGATTCGTGAATTTCTTTAACTCTTTCATAGTGCATTATTTTTAGCATGTTCTTAAATTTCTTTTTATCTCCGAAATATGAGTGACATTCCCTGCACAGTGCTTGTAAGTTTTCGGGGGTATCCTTTTCATTAGATCCTCCCATTCCCCTGGGTTCTATATGGTGTATATCAACCGCAGTATTATTACATACTTCACATCCAATCCAATCTCCTGGTTCATACAGGAATGACTCGTGATATAATTTAACATGTTTCTTCATTTCGGGGCGATATTTTCGCTACTCGTTTTTAAAAATTTTTATTTGGGGGTAGTTTGATCGGGGGTGTCATATCTAAACTTACGTTTATCAACCTTAAACTCATAATACTTGTTACGTTCGTTTATAGTAACCACATTCCAATCCTTTATATCACTCTTTTTGAAATTAAGTAATACATACCTTTGACCTGAAAGAAATAAAACAAACAACACATAGTCTACATCCAATTTCTCAATAGTAAACATATTAACCTTAAGAGATCTCTCACAACCCTTAACATCAATCTTTTGATCATTAACTATTAGATCTGCATCACTAACTCCTTTTTCCTTTACAAAGGCTGAGGTAGTATAATTAACACCTTTTAAATCAAAATGGTGTCTAACTAACAGTTCCGCTAATATTCCCTTAAAATCTGTGTAAAATTCGTTGTCAACTGGCTCATCAAACAATATTGGATGTTTGTATAAATAACTTCTAGATTTCCAGTATAATTTTTTGTAGTGGTCTCGGTTAGCCATCACACGAGTATCTACATATAACTTCGCATGTTCAAATATACATTTTGGTATGTTATATGGCCCTTCCAATAATTTGTCCAAGTAAGTCTTGTTGTTTCATTACATAATATTCGACTCCTTCGATTTTGTTGAGAAAAGAATTTCTTTCATGAAACCTTACTAAATCCCCGCTATTCAAACCTAATTCATCTTCTCCTTTTAATGGCTCACCAATATGCCTTACATAACCCTCAGTCTCACTCTTCTTTGGCACACCAACATAAATAGACCCAATTTTATCTTCAATCATAAATGGCTCTATCAAAACGTGATTGGAAATAGCAGTAAGATTCCCGCCTCTTACATAACAGAAGCATTCTTCTAAATCGACAAGGTAAACGTCCCTTTCGCCTGTTACTAAATTTTCCTTATCTACTGTGAGATAATTAAAATAGACTAGATCGCCTATAAGTAACTCCTTCTTTATCCATTCGCCTCTGGTATTTTTACACCACTCTCCTCTAGGCAAAGCCACGACCTCTCCACATATTGTAACGTGATGCTCTGGATTCCAGGTAACGTCCATAAATAGTTTTTCCCCAGTAGAAAACTCTACCTCGTCATTGTATTTTTTAGAAACCTTAACCGCTATTTTTTGACCAATCATTTCCATCGGTTACAATTTATGCAATTTGAACGGTTGTTCAATTAAGATGCATTAACAAGTTTTTAACAATAATATTAAGAGTTGGACATTATGGCTATCCTGGCTAGACAGATTGGCTACCTATCTATATATAGTATAATATATATAATATATATATAATATATAATACACTAGTATATTAAATTAAACTAATATAATACATGTTTTAGTCACCCCGAATTCTTTTCAGACGTTTTAAGATAGGTTAAAAAATGGACTGGCATAAGTATACTAAAAATTAAAAAAAGTTTCTTAGATTTGCTCAGAACGTCATTGTAGATGTTTTTATGTGGCAACACCTAGTATATGGGGGTGAGTGGGCAAAAGGGAGACTGGAAATGAGGAACTGGGTACCCTGGCAAAACGAGATCAAATGGCCGAAACAGTCCACCTAGGACTCAGACATACCCACCCATACCACCTGGTAACCAGTATGTTACACATTTTGCTACTGGTTCTGTAAGCCAGGAGTGTATTTTTCCCTGGCATTTGATCCAAAAGGGAAACGCTGCGACACCTGGGCCAAAAAAAATGGCTGTCGGTTTGTTAACGATGCAATGCCTTGAAGATTTTGAGTACTAACAATTAAAACTAAATAACGATGAAT